GTTTGTGCCATATTCTCTTACCTCCTAGAGTTTGAACGCACCGACAACCAGGTCGGCGTATGCGCTGTACGTCATGACCACGCGGCCCGTTGATGCATTGAATATCCCCGGATCGAATGGCCCAATGCGCTTGACGCCGGACGTGAGCGGCACCGCTACTGTGATCTCAGCGATGTCAATGCCTTCGATCTTGGCCGGTGTCTGGATCGTGACGGTGATCTCACCGGCAGAGGTGTTCTTAAATTCTACGTAGGTGTTGCCGGTGTTGGCGAACTCGTCCCCCGCCTCAGCCGCTGCCGCCCAGGTCGGTGTGATACCCGCCAGGCTAGTGTTCTGTACTGTCAGTGTTGCCATGCTTTTTTGCCTCCCGTTTCTTGACTATTGGCTCAATCACGCCCTGCGCAATCAGCCCTTCGATTTGGAAGTCCGCCAGGTGTGTCATTGTCACGTTCTCACCTGCGTCGTAGTAGCATCCATCTCCGGTGTGCCAGATACGCACCAGTGTTACGTATTTATCCACTACTCATCACCTCCATTGCTAAACTCGTGATCTCCATCCAGTAGGGTATACCGCCGATGTCCACCGGTAGGGCCGTAGACGGCTCTGAATATGACAGGCTTTGCCAGATAACATTACGGTCGTTTGCCTCCACCGCCTCGTAGAGTTGCTGCGCCACATCGTCTAGTGTATCCTCCGCCGTGGCCTCCGTGATGCCTGCGCCGCTGCGCCTGACATATACGATGATGTCAAATTTATAGGTCTGCCGGTTGCCCTGGAAACTGAGCGACGTTGACATTGTACTCAGGCTGTGAATACATAGCACGGGCGACTGGCCGCCAGGGTCAGATTTGAAATAGGCGTTGACTTCCTCACAGGTTGTCATGGCCGCCATCAGCACCGCTGTCAGCGTCTCGCGTGCTGCTTTTCTGGTCGCCATTACGGCAACTCCCTCTTGAACTCTCGGATCGCGCCTTCTGCCACCTTAGCGCCGTAGGTCTGTACGCTGTAGGCGTAGAATGCCCTGATGCCGCTGCGTAAGCCGGGTATCATTCCCTGGCCGTGCAGAATAGCGCCATAGACTGCCGGGCGTGCCTTGCGCCTGGGAGCCGTTGCGCCTGGGTCGATGTAGATGCGCGCCTGCAACGGTTTATTCTCTACCCGGTGCGCTGCCCGCAGTGCGCCGTAATCGTGAGGCGTCGAAGGAACAACGTGCCGGTGCATCGCCAGTCCGGCATACTGGATGGCCCGTCCCAGTGCACCGGCGGGCTGCATCGCCCGCACCATCTGGAGATTGGCCTGTTGCGCCTCTTGCAGTCCTTTGATGGATAGTTCCATTACAGCGTTTGCACTTCCTCCACGATAACGTGTAGCCTGTCTCCACCCGGCCCTGGCCAGGGATAGGTATTGACGCCTACGACCAGATACTCGGTGTTACTCACCACCAGCACATCGCCGGCCAGAATGTCAATGCCATCCTGTACAAATGTCTCGTAGACCAGGCTGGCTGCCTTCGTGGCATACCGCTCCACCAGCGCCGGGTCGCTCGGTTGCACCAGCGGGTAGCATTTGAGACTCGCCACATTCTCAACTGCCGCACTCACCTTGCCGCCTGCCAGTGTCGGAGACCTCTTTGTGCTGGCCGTAGTCGTAGCCCGCAGCGTGAAACCGGCGCTAGTCATTAGTCCTTCACCCTCACGTATTCCCACACTATGCCATACTCCGATGAAGTGTCCACGTCGTCACTGGCTACATCGTCGGAGTATCCATCCACTTTGATGATACCCGCCACCCGCGCGGGCGTGGCGGATCCGCTGCGGGCACGCCATAGGGCCGCGCTCTTGCGGTGGCCCTCTGCAATCTGGGAGAGCGTCTCTCTGTGTGGCCCCTCCGTCAGGTCGGCGTACTGCGTCCAGATAGCGGCCAGTGCCTCAAAGCCTGCGGCAACGGCCCGCTGCCACTCGCCCTCCAGCGTTACCAGCCCGTCGATCTCATTGTCGGTGAAGTTCCCGCCGCTTGGCTTGGGGCCCTCGTCTATCGCCGTGTCTTGCAGGGCAAAGCGTACTTTATCGCGGCCGGCACTCAGTGTATCATCGTAGGTAAAAGCCACGTCACGCCTCCCCGCGCAGGTCGGCCCACGCCTCTAGCACGTTGTCAGCCGATGTGAACTTGATTTCTAGCCGGTATTGCGCCGCCGCTGTCAGGTCACAGATAATCGGTGTGGTGATAACATCACCCGTCACGCTGGCGCTGCCACTGGTAACATCTGCGGTCACGTCTGTACCGCCAGAGTCTTTGACCGTCACGACCGGCGATGTAGGGTCCGAGGCCCAGGGCGTCGTCGTGAGAGTGTAGGCTATTCGTTCATCCTCGCCTTGATAGAGCGGCGACTCTGTGATGCGCCTGTTTTCATCATTCATCTAGTATCCCTCAGCGTCAATGCCATCGAGCGTGCCGACAGCGCCAGGTCTAACGTTCGTGATCGTAACGTCAACGCCCGCGAGCGCGGCTGTAATGTTAATGCAACAGTGCCGACGATGGCCGGACGACCGCCCGATACACTGAGCGGCGTGAATGCCTGGCCGAAACTGCTGATGGTGCGCCCGCGCTTCGCTGCCACACTAAGCCATTCCCCTTGCCCGCGATGGCCTCAACCGTCTGAACCAATCCACGATAACGGCATTCCATTTGCCGGGCCGGTCTCTATATCCCGGCCCGGTTGGAATACCCTGAGTGCGTATCATCACCGGTTGGCCTGCTGGCGCTGATCCGCCGTCTACGTAGAACGGCGTGAACGCCTGGCCCATCGTGTTGAATGTTCGACCTCTGCTGGCTGCCATTACACACCTGCCGTTAGTTCGTCAATCGGATCGGCGGCGGCGTCTGTGGTGATCGTCTGTGACATGTGCAGTGTCAAGCCGTCTGTGCGGTACACTTCCAGCGTCCCGGCATTGTCGCGCACCCGGCTTACCGCTTTCAGTATCGCCGTTGTCAGCGAGTGCAAGGCCGCCGTCGCCTCGACCTGGTCAATGTCGCGGCTGAGCAGGGCATCAGCGATCTCGGTGGCCGCATCCGCTGCCACCGCCGCCGCGTCAATCGCACTGGCCGCGAATGAGGCGGCTGCGATACCACCCGCTGCCACTGAGCCGACCGAGCCCGTCACGTTACCACCGACGTTGCCCGCCACCGAGCCAACAGCACCTGTAACTGAGCCAACAGCACCGGTAACTGAACCAACTGAGCCGGTAACTGAACCAACAGCGCCAGTCACCGAGCCAACAGCGCCTACTACGCTTGCTGTAGAGCCGGTCACATTGCCATCAACGTTTCCAGCAACCGAGCCGACCGCTCCAACCACGCTCGCTACGGTTCCGGTCACATTGCCGCCCACATTACCGGTAACCGAGCCAACGGCCCCGGTCACGCTTGCCACAGAGCCGTCTACGTTTCCGGCTACCGAACCAACTGAGCCGGTAACCGAGGCAACTGTTATCGATTCAATCTCTGCATCGCTCAGCGTGCCGACAACGTTGTCCAGGTTGATGCCAACCTCACCCGTCGTCTCCACGTCAATGGAGCGGCCAGAGACGGTTGGGAAGCACAGATCATCTATCTGACGCGTGCTGGTGTAAATTACATTCACGCCGGTTTTTGCACCCGTAGTAGTCGTTTTTGTGATTGTGGCAATCCTATCTCCATTCATTTCAGCCGCCGTGAGCGCGAGCGTATAGATACCGCTGGAAGTAGCAATCTCAGTTGCTTCATTGGTACAATCAGCAAACGTGCCGCCGTCTATGGAGACCTCAGAGTCGAGATCAGCAGCGGCAGTGACAACGTCCCCATCGGCATCATATATCGGACTGACGATAGTGAAAGCCGAATTTTTAAGCGCCGGCCATCCTGCCATTTGACACCTCCTGTATTTGTGTTATAATTATAACACTATGGCTAAACCTAAGAGATTCTGTTACATTATTGAGAATGACAAAGAGTGTGGGCAACCTGCTTTCGGCCACGGTCTTTGCAGCAAGCATTACATGCGTTGGCGTAGAAATAAAGGCTTCCCCGACCATCGCTGCCAAGTATCTGGATGTGATAAGCCTCATTTTGCTCATGGTCTTTGTCATACACACTATGTCCATAACCGCAGATATGGTAGAGTTGAGCGATTAGATAGACAAGGCTCGTCTCAAAGAACAAGCGAACCGGAAAAACCAATCTCGGAACTGGCTCCCGCAGATTTGGCTTGGGCCGCCGGATTCATAGATGGTGAAGGCTGTTTCTCTAGTGATAAATCCTGTTTCAATCTTAGAGCCTATAATACCCATCGCCCCGCCCTTGAAAAACTACAAAAGATGCTTGGGGGCGCTATCTATTCCCGAAAGCGCCAGAAGCCTCATTACAAAAAGATGTGGATATGGTCATTGTCAACCCTTCAAGCAAAAGAGGCCCTGCCTGCCTTGCTACCCTTCCTTGTTGTCAAAAAGCAGCAAGCGCAAGTAGCCCTTGAATTGATAGACGCTTTCAAGCGTTCCAAAGGGGCAAATAAAAACCCCGAACTTGTAGCCAAAAGGCAGATACTTTGTGAAGAAATCAAGCGCCTGAATCATCTCTAGTTCCTACTGAAAATCTTATCGAGCCAGTTTTTCTTGTCCTCTACAATCGGTACCGGCGGCGGCGCTATTTCCCGCAGCCAGTGCTCGCCCTCATATTCCTCAATTTTCAGCACTAAGGAAGGGCGGATATTACTCTCACGGAATCGCTGCTTTGGTTGCGTCGCCAGATGTGCCTGGTCGGTTCCGTGACGTACATCATAGCGCATCGTCCAGAAGACTTTGTCTTGCTTGTCGCCTGGCGGCACATCCACGATGGCTGTCAGCAGGGCCACGAAACGGCCCTTGCGTTGGTGATGCACCTGATAGACAATGCCGACTTTAAGTTTCATTAGTTCCATCCTCCTGGTCTGTTACGTGTGCCTGCGCCAGTTGGTACAAATTGCGTGCGCAGTATCGCGGGTTGGCCTGCGGCTGCAACCGGCCCAATCTCGGTACCGTCGTCTCTGAAGACAAACTCGTCCAGATAGAGCGTGCCAGATGTGTCAGCGGGTGCTCCAAAAGGGGCACCCAGTTGGACAAGTTCTGGTTGCCCTCTATCGTATAAATCCAGGTCGGTGATTGTTTGTTTCTGAACGCCATCGATCCAAAGAGTTAGGATACCATTATTGGCCGAGGAAGAAGTGGCATGTTTTACGTATACCTCAACATAATGAGGGGCGTCAGTGATAGTGTAATAGCCAGTGGCACGAGACGCCCAGTTATCATCCTGTTGTCGGGCTCGGATTGTGTAGACGTCCCCACGATTCTCTATATGGATTTCTGTGAGAATACCGCCGTGGTATACCAGGCAGAACAAAAAATGATTATATCCAGGCAGAGTTATACCGTTTGGATCAATGTAACAGCGAAGCCGCCATTCGCGGCTCGTGATCACGGTAAAATTTTTCTGGCCGTAGGCTGTGGCGGTGTCATCGACGAGCAGCTCCATCTTGGCGGTCGTGCCGGCCAGGCCAGGCGTGCCGGTAGACAGATCGCCGCCGTCCGTGACGGTGGAATCGTACTCATTCAGGTTATTGGCATCGTGAGTGATGTTGAATAGTTCAGCCATCTACATTCTCACAGGCTATTCTGTGTCATCGCCTGCCGGGGCGGTACGCGATACCGCCCCGGCGGTTATCACTTTGCGCTCTTAGCCGCTGGCCTATGCGTTCTCTTTGGCTTAGGCGGTTCAACCTTCACCGGTTCAGGCAGTAGCGCCCAGCAGAACGTACAGCGCAGGCCACGTCCATTATGGTTCCGACCTTCCGTTTCCTCTCCGCAGTTTGGGCACTTCATGCCATGCCTCCTGCTAGTCGGCGTCGAACCACGTACCGGTCTCGCTGGTGGGAACCCAGTACACGGTATCTATGGCAACGATACACAGTTGATCGCCAGCCGTCGTGTTCGTGATGGTATCGCCAGTCGAGTCGGTTATGTGATGGACCTGATCGCCGGTGGGCACTGCGATGGTGATGACCTCGGTGCCTGCTACATAAAAGCAGTAGTTGAGTCCGATCGCGGCGGAGGGCAGGGTGTAGGTGAAGCCTCCAGCAGGTGCCGTAAGGTTGGTACAAACAGATCCAGACTCAGCAGTCGTGAGGGTATAGGCAGCGGTTTTCGATATGACATTGGTGCTACCGAAGATAACACCGGTTATGTCACCAGTTACATCGCCAGTGACGTCGCCAACTACGTTGCCGGTCACGTCGCCTACCACCCCACTACTGGCTGTCAGCACGCCCGCCACAGTCGCATCGTGATCTACGTAGATTCTACGGAAGCTGGTAGGGCCGACGGCTTGCATTTCAATGCCGTTAACGTCAACGTATTCGGGCATGTCGGGCAGCGGATAGCGTATGCCAAAGTAGCCAGCCACGATGATGGCCAGCACGAGCAAGGCATACTTCAGCCATTCCCTGTCTCTGTCGCTCATATTAACCTCCTATTGAGCGGGGAGGGGAAGGCCCCTCCCCGGCTTATGTTAGGTCGCTGTCCCGTCGGCCCAGGTCGTGTTATTCACATAACGTGCCGTGCCTGCGGTGCGGTCGTAGACGCCCACGCCAAACTCAAGATACATCATCAAGTTTTGGAGCGGCACAATGCCCGTGCCCGCGTTCGGGTGCGGCATTGCCAGCGCACGGAGAGCAGACTCGCCCTTGTGCAACCGGAGGCGCAGCGGGTTGCTACGGCTCAGCCGGCCAAAGGTCTTGTAGCCGAAGCCGTAGTATTGCGGGATACCGCGCACCTCGCGCACCATGAAGTGGCTGATGGTGCCGATGTACTCACCCGGCACTCGCGCCCGATCCTGCGTCGCGCCGTAGATAATGAGGTTGTCGGCGGCGGCGGTGAAGTCGGTTAGGGCCTCGACGGTAGCCCGGTCGCTTGGGCCGATGAGAAATTCAAACGGCGGTTCCAGGCCGTGCTCCCGCAACTCATCATAGGCATCGGTGAATACCGCAGCGGTGAACACGCCGCCAGCAATGCCGACGTAGTGCTCGTGATCGCTATCAAAGGCCGTGCCAGCATTTGCTGGTGGAGTGTAGTCTACGGAGGTGCTGGCGGCGGCAGTAGCAAAGCCCGGTGAGTAGCCGCCGGTGCCCAGTTTCAGTGCGGCACCACTGTCATCGCCGCGTTTCAACACCCGGCGCAAGATGCGCTGGCGGCGGATGTCTCGCGCTGCCTTGACACCAGCCGCAATGTCAGCCTCGATCTGTGGCATCCGAGCGTCGCGCAGGTAGTCGTACGTCCAGCCGAACATGTAGTCGCGCTGTTTCAACGGAAGCATGTGGCCTTCCGTCTCCGCGCGCTGCGCGTCAGGCAGTCCATACTCGGTGTGATCTTCCATCGCGTTGCTAGCACCTACCCGATACTCCAGGTCTGGCTGGTCGTCTACCGAGTAAAGTCCGGTCATCCAATCCCCGGCGAACTCAGCGTTAACCCCCGCCAGTGAAGCGTTGAGCATTGATACGACCGTTCCATAGGTCGTGCCGTCTAGCAACTTAAACTCTTCCAGTGCTGTTGCATCCCACCCGGTCAGCATAACCAGGTGAGTCGTATCCCTTCGTCCTGTAGCCATTTCTCATTCCTCCTGGTTAGCTGAAGTCGATGATCTGTGGCCGGACGAACAGAACCGTGGCGCTTTCGGCATAGCCGATGACCAGATCTTTCGTCCCAACCGCAGTGTCATAGGCCCCGGCGGTGTCGCTGCCATAGACCAGTGAGCCGATGGTAGCCCCACTGATGCACTGGATCGGGCCATACATCACCAGGTCTACCCGTTCACCCTCCACTCCACCCTCGACGGCAACGGCAACGGTCAACTGCGCCGCTGTGGTCTGGCAGTGATCCCAGTAGCCGTCACTCTGAAGCGTGACCGGGTGCCCCTTGGTAACCGTGGCCCCCAGTGTCCCCCGTCGGATGATCGCGCCCGTCAAGGGCTTGATATCCGTTCCAATTGTGATTGCAGCCATTTTGTTACCTCCCGTGAATTGCTAGTGCCACCAGCTCGGGATTGAGATATTTCACGTCTATCCCGGAGTTGGCAGCATATTCTATCATCTCATCTTCTGTGGCTTTGCCATGCCCCCCGCCTGTATCGCGGGCGTTGATGTCCTTCGGCAGTTGCGCTGTGCCGAATAGGTGCGGATGAGACTTAGCGAGCGCCTTAATTGCCTCCGGCATTCCGGTCAACTCGTCCTCGTCCATCACCACGCCTGACAGGTCAGATAGCGCGAAAGCGTCCTTCTTGGCTTGCGCGTTGACGAATGAGAGCTTTTGCGTGTCCACTTCATCGTAGAATGATTGGCGCATCCGCGCCGTATCCAGTTCTGCGGTGATCGTATTGTACTTGCTCTCCCAGTCCTGCGCCGCCTGCTGTGCCTTCTCCGCTTCTGACAGTTCGGCCTCTTTGCGCTTCGCCTCCGCCACCTCGTGCGCTTCCAACTGTTTGCGCCGTTTGGCGCTCTCAGCGTTAACACGTTTCAGTGCGGCTTGCGCGGCGGCCAGTTCGGCCTGCAAGGTCTCTAGCGTCGGCTCTCCCGACCGTGCCTGTTCCTGCTGTACCTCCAGCGTCCCGCTGTCGGTGTCTTCTGTGGCCATCCCGGCCGTTCCCGTTTCTGTTCCCTGTACTTCGTCTGCCATCTCGGCATCCCTCCCGTTACTTTGACTTCGGCCTAACCTGGCCTGCTACCCGATAAATACTCTCTGGCGCAACCTCGCCCATCTCCGTATAGAGACGGATTAAGTGTTTTGCTGCCTTGCGTTTCGCATCCGCCGACACGCCTTTCAGCCTGGTGATACCGCGCCCACCAGCGGCGGCGTGCACGGCGTTCTTGTTAATTGGCCCGCCCGGCCTGGACCGGATCGGCAGGTAGCACTTGGCTTTTATCTTGTCTTTGCCTGTGTTCTCATCTATGAGACACACGGCGCAGAACGGGCCAACGTCGAGGGTTGATTCTGGACTACTCCACGGACTGTCCACGAAAGGCATCTCACGTACTCCATAAACGCAAAAAGCGGCGCATCCGGATCGGTGGCCGCTGCCGCTAATCCCAGAGTGTGCCGCTGGTGTTACCCGGTGGCTATTCGATTATTGCTTATGCTTTGGTGGTATACTCCTATCCAGTCCCAGGTATTCCTCAATCGCACCCAGTGCGATGATGAGCGCCTGGCGGATTGACATTAGCAGTGTCCGTAGTCTAGCATCCATTATACCACACCAAGGCTCTTTGTCAAGAGCCGGTGGCATACCCGCCCCGCTGCCTCAGCGCCAATAGTTCCTCGCGCAACTCGATTATCGCCTTTGTGTCATCCTTGCGGCGGTGGGCGGTGGGTATCGTGCCCCTGTCCACCAGCGCGTCCATTATCTCGGCAATGCGCAACCTGGCCGCCCGCCGCTTCTCTTGCTCGCCTGCCGCTTGCTCCAACAGCATTGCCGTCAGGTCGTCGTCAGCCTCATCCATCGGAACCATCCCAACTGATGTGCGGCAATTCCAATGGAATGGAGACCAGTCCTGATAGTCGGCCCAGGCCGGTGGGCCGGTCGTGTGAAACAGCTTGTCCTCTGGCACTATCTGACCGTGTACTCCCAGGCAGCACGCAGTTGTCCGGTCGTCTATGGCGGCTATGGCCTGTTTGCCCCACGCCCGCCCCGTGCCTTGCATCGCCGGTTTCAGTGCGCCAATCAATGCCAGCACTGCCGCCGTCGTGAGCCAGCGTGCGCCCTCCCGCGTCACGGTATCTGGCCTGAGTAGACCCACGGTCGTATCGCTGCCCAAGATGAGTGCCGGATCTGCGCCGACGGCCAGTGTCGCTAGTATGCCACGCTCCTGTTGCTCAATCACACCAACTATGGCATCGGTCATCGTGACGGTGTCCACGTAGGGCATCAGCGGCTCTAGTTCCCACACGTGTGCCTCGATCTCCGCCTGCTTCCATCCTAACTCAACAGCGGCGTCAAGCGTGCTATCTGTCACGGTGCGCACGCTGTCTTTGAGGCCGGCCATCACCTCCCGTGCCTCTAGTGCCATCGTCAATCCGTGCCGTGCCAGCACGTCCCTGAGCGCCCGCCGTGTGTTGCGGTACGCCGCCAGCACAGCGCCGCGTGGGTGTTCGGCTGTGCCGAGTTGGGCGAACAGTTTACCAAGTTCGCGGTTGGTGCGCAGGGCAGCGTTGATGGAGGATCGGCGGTTAGGCATTGTTCTCTATTCCGAATCTGCCAGCCACGGATTGTCCTCCACGACTTGCATCAGGCCATACGCCAATGAATCAACGAGCATCTCTCTCCTACTATCCTTCCTGCGCCCAGCCTGGAACAGTATCAGGTGGACAATCTCGTGCCATACAGTCTGCCGTTTCTGCCCCGCCGCGTTTTCTGCGGCCACTAAAATCTTGGCTTCTACGTGGTTAACCCTCCCCCACAGCGTTTTTCCCTTCCCGGTGCGTAGATTCTCGGCTTCTTCCACACTGTAGACTATCGGCCCAATCTTGACTCGGTTATTCGCTGCTCTTGTCACGGCTTATCTTGCTCCTCCTCTGTCTCCTCCCGTTGCCCGAACATCGCCGCCGCCTGCTTCTGCATATTGAGCCGCGCCTGGTATTCCTCGGTAACCATCATCGCCTCAATGTCCTCTTGCGAGTAGCCAGCTTCAGCCCACAGCATCTCTAGCGGGATATTCAGTTTCTCCCGTTTCAATCCAAGCGTCTCAATATGCTGTTTCTCATCCCTGGTGGCGGCGGGCATCCACTCCACCTCGATCTGTGCATCCTCATTCAATCCGGCATTGGCGGTGTTCGCCAGGCGGCAGGCCATGTACAGCATATCTTCCCAGGAGTTGCCGAAGCGCGTTTGCCGCACCCGCACCTTAGATAACAGCACGTTCTCCTGCTGTTTCAGCGTGCCCTCGGCGGCGACCTGGCGCGTTATCTGGAAGCGGCTAATTGGCGTGTCCGTCACCTGCGCCAGTTTGACAATCCAGCTGTCGAGTGCGGCGATCAGCGGCGCAAGGTCGGTGCCCTCCATCAGCGTGGCAGTAGCGTCTTTCGGTATCTCAATCCAGCAACCCGATGTCAGTTCCAGGTAGTTGCTGCCATCGCTGGCGGGTGGCTTGCCGTCCGTAGTAGCAGAGAAGCCCTGCGCAATGCGGATCGGGAACCCGGCGGCGTCAGCGGCGGCCAGGATGTCAATCGCTGTCTTATTCACTGCGTCCTGTGGCGGGATAGCGTCCCAGATTTCGCTCTTGATGTCGGGATTGCGGAAGTGAATAACGGGTATGCCAAGCGACTGGCCTCGCATATCACGCCACGGTATTGGCCACGCGGTATCGCCATCGTCTTGGTGTGGAACCCAGCCGCTTTCACCCGTCCGCGCCGCCTGCCGGTATTTGCGTATCTGGTCGGGATAGTAGACGGTCATCCGCTGTCGTGTCTCTGGTTTGCCGTTCTCTAGCGTCACCGTCTCCGTCCACCGCTTGGTGGCAAACTCCATCGGCAGTGTAGTCATGTCATTCGGATAGTGCGCTTTGCAGCCAAAGCCGGTGCCATCGCTCAGCGGCTCGGTGTAGCGCGGGTGAGGCGTGAAGCGCGGTTGTAGTTCGTCGTCCAGGTCTACGATGACGAAGTACTCACCATCCCGAACTGCGCCGCGGTGCACGCCATCCTGCTTCTCATCCATCCGGTTGTGCTGCCACCAGTCCCAGGCGGTCTCGGAGAGCGTCTTATCTTGTGAGGTCAGCGCCGCCACGATCAGCCGCTCCCACACTGCGTTGATGACAGTGGTACAATAGTTGATTGCAAAGCGCCCGCTATCGGCAAAGCCTAAGTACTCCTTCTGGCGCTGCGTCAACCGTACGTGCTGGTCGCCGTCGTAGTAGTCGCGCACCAGCACGATGTTCTTTTGCCGTTGCCGCTCCTCTTCTGCCTGCCAGCCTGCGAATGCCAGTTCCGCTAAGTCTGCCATTAGTATATCCTTGCCCGGCGTTTCACCAGGTTGTCTAACTCCATTAGGCCGTAACGCGCAGCATCGTATGCATCATCGCCGCCCAGCCCGTCCTCATCAGCGTCCACTTTCAGCACATCCTCTGGCCGATGCGGGTCATGCTGCATCGCCGGGATGCACTCGATCAACTGGGCACAACGGCTGAATATCTTAAGCCGTGGCAATTGCCCGGCGTCTATGTCTCCCAACAGGTCGAGTATCTGCGCCGCGCCGTTTATCCTGTCCATATTGGCGGCCTCCAGTTTGAGGCCCTGCGCCTCATACTGTTGTGCTATGCTGGTCTCTGAGTTGCCCTTCCGGGCGAACACATCAGCGCCTGCTACAAGCCGCTCCAGCCTGCCGTAGTGAACATCGTTGCGGGCGAACATTGCCTTGATGTCCTGCGCCTGCTGCTTAACCAGTTTGCCTGATTGATAATGCTCATCCACGACATAGGTCATCCCGTCGCCGTCTCTGGCGAACAGGTGTACCACGGTCGGGTGAACGAAACCGTAGTCCATCGCTGCCCACCAGGTCCAGTCGAGCGGTGCGTGAAACGGTTCTATAACGTGTGCCTCGCGCCGCCAGGTTGTAAAGAACTGGCCGGCGGCGATGTCAAAGTCCCCTCTCCGCCACGCCTGATATAGCCAGCCTTTCAGCGTTTCCAGGTATTGAAGATACTCAGGATTGAGAAAAGCGTTATCCTCTGGCAGTGAGAAAAAGAAGCGGGTATCTGTCTCGGCCTTGTTACGCCACGGCTCCACGAACAACTTTTTGAGATAGGCATGCCCAATGCCGCCGGGGTTGAAAGTAACATAGGAACGTGGCCGCCAGTCCGGCTTCGACGTCCTGAGCGAGCCGTCAATCAGCGCGTGCCGTTCCGCCGAGATGAGGTGTGCATCGTCTTTGACAATACCATCATACTCCAACCCGACATATTTCTCAATATCCCGGTCGGTGCGAAAGCCACCGAGCAATATGCGGCTGCCATTCGGCAAGGCCAGCAGCGAGCGAGACGGGATATAATATTTGAGCAATCCTGACAATGCCTTCGTCAGCAAATCTTGAAACGACTCCTGTGCCGATGCTCCGATACTACGCAGGTAAAGCCACTTCAAACCAGGATAGCGAATGCAATCATCAAGCGCAACCTGGCACAATGCCGCATGACTTTTGGCCCCGCCGCGTGCGCCCCCCTGCGCTATCTGCGTTGGCCCGCCCTCGGCGTCGGCCAGCCTCGCCGCCGCGTGAAACTGTAACTGCTTCGGCTGTGCGCAATACTCACCCCGCCGGAAGTTCGCCATCTGGTCCGGCGGGCAGCCCATCTTTGCCGCCGTTGCCAGATACTTGTCCAGTATCGTCATTATATGCCCGCTCTAGTGCTATCTCAAAACGCTGTGGGAGTACCAGCGCCTCGCCGCCGCTGGTCACGTCTAGCGCCTGCTTCTCTACATAACCACGATCCCGGCCAATTGTCCTCAGCGCGAATGCTACGGCCCAATGTTCTCCCGCCAGGATTGCATCGTATAATTTCAATTCAGCAAAGTCTACGACCGCGCCACGGTTAGCGTCAATAGCCTTCTGTACCGACGGGTAACGCTTAGCATAATTATAAATAGTCGTATGGCAACAGCCCAGGCTCTTGGCGGCCAGGTAGACCATGCCTTTATTGGCATTAAGCGCCTGTATTACTTGCGCTGCTGTGAACCTACTGCGATTTGCCATGTGTAAACCAATTCTAACCTTTGGGACAGATCACCAGGGCAACTTCGGCACTGGTTCTAAAAAGCGCGAAGATGTAGAGATGTCCTGGAGAGCTCTATCAGCACGATCCAAAATTGTCGCCACCGCAGCCTCAGAGCGTGCCTTTCCCAGTTTCGCTGCGGTGCGATCAAGAAATGACTGTGCGGCTTGCGAATGTGTGCCGCCTACAATGCCAGTTGGTTGTGCTAAAAGAATACTACGGCCTCTATCTCCCGCAGATTGCCCATATATTGAGCCCATATAATCACGGGAGAACGTAATATCACTGCCACTACCTCCACCGCCGCCGCCTCTACCTGCGCCACCACCGCTCTTAGCCATCTTCCACAATACCTCCCTGCTTTGTATCCATGTGCTCGGAAATCCACACCCAGCCGCGGTCCTGGGCCAATTTCTGGCATGCCTTACCACCACCATAGAGCAAAAACAAAATAGCGTCGGTCTCAGCATGTGTACAGGCCACCTCGTACTCCATCACAGTATATTCAATGCGCTCGCTGTAGCCTCTGGTGGCGTAAGCTTTCCATCCCTTCGGTACACCCAAGAGCACCATATCGCCGAAAGTGGAGAAGTCTATATTCACATCTACGAAGATTCTAACACCTTGCGATTGCCACCACCGCGCAAGCCACCGCTTGCGGTAAATCTGCCACAGCGCCACAGCACGTGGTGTTTGTGGGCCAACTGTAAAGTTCGGCTCAACCACATTGACACACATGGTATTGACTACATCCGACGGGTCTTTCCACAGCGCCTCAAAGCGATAGTCCTCACAATAAAAAACCCAAGTCCCCCCCATCCGCTTCTTGCGCCCAAGCGCACCCCACAACGCGACCGGCAAATCGACGGCTTGTGCCTGCAAATTGGCGTCGAGTAGAGGTATGCCCCATTCATTATCAGACGGCCAGAGTGCGTTGGGCACATCCACCCGCGACAGTTCCACCCCAGGATCAGCCACTGGATCGTCGCCCAGGTCAATGCCCTCTTGCTCTGCCAGTCCCTTTAACAGTGCCTTCACCGCCTCACTCTCCGTCTCTACCGTTTTGAGCAAGGCGTCCAACGCGGACGATTCGGCTTCTGCCAAGGCTGCGATGGGGTCGAGGGTTGCCAGTATCAACCGCTCCTGCTCCTCACTCCAACTGCCAATGAGAACAGGCACTGGCCCATCGTGGCTAATCTCTTGACGCAGGTGGCCGTCAATGAGCCTGCCGGTAGCCTCATTGAAAAGCAGCGCCCCGGCCCAGCCCACCTCGCCGATGACCGCCTCCAGCGCGTCCTTTTGCGCCTTCGGGTGTCGTCGCCAGTTTGCCGGATTGGGCGTCAGTGTTTTCGGGTCAATCCATTCTAAGCGTAATTCACTCATACCCTACCTCTTGGCCGGGCGTCGGGAAAGGAGATAAAACCGACGCCCGGCCACTGGTCGGCGCGATAAGGAGGATAACCCGCGCCTTTTATATCATGATAATCCCTTGTGACGGGACTTTCCCGCATCATTTCTGTGCCCCAGGCACAGGCAAGGCATAGCCATAATCATTCATCAGCATCTCAAGCACCTGATCATTCCACCAATAATCACCAGAAATACGCCAATCATTCCACGCCTGAAAGAAGCAGTGGGCACGATAGCGCGGTAACACCTCTCGGATTGGCCCATTGAACAAGTCGGCAATAAGCCAGCCTAGCTTTTCGAGTAGACCAATACAGAAGATAATGGTATACCCTATCTCATACATTCTTCTTCCTCCACACCCTGACATACTTATGCGTCTCAGGGTGCAGGCACAGGCCCGGCGGCGTCACCAGTACACCCCGGCGTACCAGCACATCCAGCCGATTCCGCGCTGTATTTCGAGGTATCCTGCCGGCTACTTCGGCAAACGCCGTCACCGTGATATCGCCCGGCTGAACCATTGGCACTGTCGACAATTCTACCATCTCACGCAAAAGTTCAGTGTCGTCTGACCAACTTTTGTAGTCATTCGATACACTTTCTGCGCCAATTGCCGGGTCGCGTTCCAGGTCTATCATAGCTCCTCACGAGTGCGCAGGTCAGGAGTGCGGTAGAATGGATGCGTGTTTACCAGCTTGCCGTTCTCGATCTCCAGCGCCACCAGGCCAATTGAAAATGAACTTCTTGACTGCGTCGCTTGTCTGCCATACTCATTCATACCGCAGTAAGACGGTAGCAGGATAATGTCGGACTTCCAGTCGCGCTTGCCTAACACCCACACGGTCTCAGGCCAGAAGTCATGGAAGTGCCCCCGCGTCACCATTTCTGGCGGCTCACGTCCATCGGCGACATCCTTCAACATGATACTTTTGAGATAGTATCTCAGTTGATTGCCGCGTGTCCAAAACCGAATACCGGACGATGGCCCGTGATGTGCGTAGTCTATCGTGAAGCTGTCTACGCTCCCCAGCCCGTGGAAAACCGTTTCAATATCTACGGCTGGACACTGCGCTTTTAGTCGTTCGGTGATTAGAAGCGGGCTGGTCTGGCCGCTAAAAATATGTGACGCAGTTCCACTGGCAATGCGCAGCGTTCGCAGGTTCGGCAGCGCCATGAGCGGCCGAAACGCCTGATATGCTATCTCGAACTGGTCAACGATGCGCGTGCTTACCAAATGAGACGGGTGACCTACCCCCTGCGTCATATCGCCGTTGAAAATGGTAACTATCGGCGCACCGTCGGCCAGTCGTTTGACATTGTCAAGGTCCTCTAAATACGATGTCCACACGAACTCCTGAACTGCCGTTAGATCGGGCGTGAATGCTCTCTTGTTCCCGCGCTCGTCTGTATCATACAGCACGGTCTCAGGATTGAGCAAGCCCAATCTATGCCCGCAGTGCAGGTCGGATAGATTTACTACTATTGTACGCAATGTGTAGGTGTTTCTATCCTAAATACCTGACCTTGTCAAACAGATCGTTGAGCAAGTTAGCACCGCCACCCGCCACCAGCGCCGTGAGTATCTGGCCGATGACAGGATAAACGAAAACACCGGCAAATAGGTTAATGCCGGTAGCGAAAACCAGTGCTGCGCCGATGACCCAGGAGATGTACATGAGCCAGAAGGTATCCCACTTGAACTTGTCGAAGAATGGCTTGACAAGTCCCTCAACCAACCGGTTCGTGACGGTTGCCAGAAACGCTGCCATTGCCAGTAGTCCTGCGTTCACAGACATTTGAGCCTCCTAAGTCTAATTTTAAGTTTACGCAAACATCTAATTTTCGGGAGTCGGCTTCCAACGAGCTAACTCATTTGTCAATTCATCAATCCGCGCCAGGGCCGCCGTCAATGCGCGCTCAGCCTTGAGCCACTTTAGCTCAAGCGCGTCCAGAACCCTCTGTCTTTCTATCTCACGCATCTTTTCTGTTCCCTGTTCCATCGTGTGGCCTCCTAAATTTAGTTTTACGTCGGTACTGTCACTGCCGCCATGTGCACGTCCACCAGCCTGTCCAGACAACTACCGCAAATCCACTTGCGATAGTGGATACTGGTGAGGGGGAAGGGCACAAGATAGGCCCGCTCGCCACAGAGCAAGCAGGCAGGCGTGGGGTCAAACAACTTCAACAGCGGTTCGTGCACGCTGTCGCCGCGCCAAGGGCGCTGCTCTATCTCGTGGGTCGCGCTGTCATCTGCGCTCATAGTGTTATTATACCACAGAACTGCCCCTGGTGTCAAGTCAAATTGCCCCTTGACAAACTGCGGCCTTTGTGGTAAAATATCTCTATTAAGACCCGTGCCCGCGCCAGATACTCTTTGGCCCAAGGGCGGGAGAGACAGAAGGGGTGGGCACAAGTTGACAATGTTAATGGCCTTGGCAAGCCAAATCAGAATCCAGCGGTATAGACGCACCTTATCTCATGCCGTTGACCTGACCCTAATAGAGATTCTGGGGAATTGCCAACGGCCAACGGCAGGAGATAGGGTGTGTTTTCATTTAGGTAGATAGGGATTGTCCGTTTGTGGACAGTCCCATCACAAACGGCTACAACGTATCGCCAGCCGTGCGGGTGATACCATAATAGCAAGACAGTGCCGTAAGACCCAGGCTAGCCGCAAGGCGAAGAGGTTGGTGAGCACGAACGAGCAAGGGGACACTACCAGGATGATCCGCTGCGTGAAAGCGGGAAATCTCCAGGGCATCAACGGGCTGCACTGGCTGGAGACCATGAGGATACAATACCGCGAGTAACTGGATGAAGGCAAACGATCGACCGACTGCCATTTGCCACAGAGTCCACTCTAGCAATAGGGTGGACTCTGCTTCACTCCCTCTCTCTTGCCTTAGCCAGTTTCCTTGACAACGCGCTTCAAATATGGTACAATACGAAAGCCGCACCAGCGCAGAACTGGAGCGGCGACACCACCGCTGATAGGCCAGCGATAGCAAGAGAATTGTAGCACGAAAAGAGTAATGATGCAAGCGGCCTGCTCAGCGGATCGAGTAGGTTTTTTGTTAAGTCGTTCTCATAATGTGACAAATTTGGTCACATTGTAAGAACGAATTAAGGAGATGGCGCTTGACATTGCATAGAATGAAAGGAGACCAATGAACCAAGCAGAACTGAAAGCACGCATCATAGCACTAGAGCAACAGGCCGCCACGCAAGCCGAGCGCATTGAGCGGCTGGAGACGGCCATTCTCGACTTCCGTAGCCGGACCGGGGCACTAGAGGCATCACTAATAGCAGCAGTAAACGCAAGCGCGGCCTGTAGTCTTCTATCTGCAATACTGACGCGCAAAACAGGAGGGGAATGAAACTCACTGACCAAATCATCGCCGCCGCCCGCCAAGTTGACACCATCGCCGGTGGGATGGAGGCTATCGTGCTCGCCCTCACTTCCCGCGCCGCCGCGTGGATTGCCTGCGTGCCGACCATCCTGCTCACTGCCAGGTCGTGTGAGGTGATATTCAGCCTCACGCCGATGGAGGCGCTGGCGTCAGCCGTGGCGCTGGAGTTGGTCGGCCAGAGTGCCGTCAAGACGTGGCTGGCGGCAAGGGAATGGAATCGCACCAAGCGTGAGAGCGATGCGCCCGCCAATGCGCGGCTGGCCCTGGTGCTCACCGTCGGCTATTTTGCGATCGACTTTGTGCTGATTGCCATTCTGCAAGTGCCGAAAGCGCGGGTGGAACCAATCTACTACGCGGCGCTACTGTTTCCGCTGGCGCAGATAATCAGCACCGTCACAACCGCTGAGCGTGCGGCGCAGTTCGGACGTGAGGCGGTAGCAGAAGAAAAGGCGGCAAAGCGACGGGCGGTAAGGGCGGAACGCAAACCGGCACAAAGGAAAAAGGTTCCGGTTCCGGCAATTTCCGCTTCCGGCAACGACACGGCAGAACGGGCCGCCGCAATACTAGCAATCCGGCCCGACATTTCCGGTAGCGAATTGGGGCGGCAATTGGGGAAGTCTGAGCGGATGGGGCGCGTACTAAAAGCGGAACTTGCGCCGGTCATTTCCGGCAATGGAGGCAACCAAGATGGATGAGAAGAATCCGATTGTAGAGCAACTGGGAGACGCGCTGTACCAGTACCCGCCGGGGATTCAAATATTGCTCAGGCAGGCAGGTGAACACCTGGCAATACTGGCGCGGATGGCACTCGACTATCGAGCGTGGGCAGAAGCACAGGATGAACCGCCACCGCTAATAGCGCTGGATGCAATGCTAGCACTCACAGAGTAGGCAATGTTCAAACCAGGTGGAGAAGCCATCGAGATCGAGCGCGGCGAACGTCAACAGATCCAGGTTGACGAAAAGCGTACCGCTGGCCGTGTACTCGACGTCGGCGTACCGGTCGCACAGGCGCGGTGGGTGTCCATCGCGCTCACGGCACTGGTGGCGTCGTGCATCTGGCTGATCGTGGCCTGGGGACCTACGGTGTTTGCCGGTGTCGTGTTCGTGTTCGGCACTACCACCTTTATCTGGTTCCTGCTTCAGGCTAGCCGCTGGGAGTATGGCGTCACCATCCTGGAGATAGCCAACGGCACGCTGCTGACGCTGGGCTGTGCAGGCGTCGGCTGGTCTCTGTGGAAAGTCGCATCACGCCTCGTGCCGACAATGGCACTACCCGACTGGCTGGCGTGGCTGCCGCTGGTATCGCGGTGGGCATCGCTGCTATCCGTCGTGTTCTCGTTATCGCTGTTCGTCCACCTGGAGTTAGCGTTCATCCAGGAACTGGCGCAGCGTTCACCGTTCCAGGAAAAGGCAGTTTGGGGCGCTGTCGGCAAGGCGTTGGAGACGTGGCTTCAACGGCCACGCGATGGCTACCGCGAACCGATTATAGTCCGTGGTGGCAATGGCAATCAACAGCGGCCGCCGCTGAGCGAGCGGATAGCGCAGGCGGAGACCGGTGACGACGTGACGCCAGAGGTGCGCGAGGCTGCCGACCTGGCCGAGTTCGTCGTGATCGGCCACAAGGAACTGGGCTTCTCGCGGCGGGCATGGCGCAATGTGGAATTGTCCTCCGGTACGGTCGTCACCGAAAACCAGGCGCGGGCGTGGACGAGGATGCTCAAAGATGCCAGATTGGCCGTGACGCGCAATAATGAGACCGTGCTGGCCGTGTCGGTGCGTGAGGCACTGGCGGCTATCGCAGCGCCGAATTGAGGCGGGATGGGTGGGATGGGATGGGATGGGGCGGGTGGGCGTAATGGGATAGAGACACACCCACGCCGGAGTGGGGTAGGGGGAGGCTAATGATGGCTGAAAATGCCTGGCAGAAACGGCGCAGACTAAGCGGTTGGTCTGGTGGCTATATTGAGTGGGTGGAGAGCCATACGGCTTTTTTGTCAGTTGTCTTTTCATGGATGCTTCCGCATGCATTGGAGCGTGCCAGGTATTGGAGTTTTTTTGGTTATCGTGTACTCGTTGGTGGCCCCGCAGTTTTGCTCAATCCAGGTTTTTTTGGCGGCTTTGCAGAGGAGGGTAGTAATATTCCTGGTATTTTGCAACGTCATAATTCTAGTGCTACCCGTAGCACGATAGGATGTATCCGTCAGTGTCCATTCTGTGCTGTATGGCGTACCGAGGGTGAACTGCAAGAACTACCAGATGAGAAGTGGCCTATTTTGCCATTAGAATGTAGCAATAATATTCTTGCATCGAGTATTGATTTCTTTGACCATGTTATTGACCGTTATCTATCCAGTTCTGTCGTTGGCATTGATTTCAATCAGGGCCTGGATGCACGACTTCTCACAGAACATCATGCAGGACAATTGGCAGAGCTACACCGTGTTGGTAAACTGGCACGGATTCGGCTGGCATGGGATGATCTTGAGACAGAATCACGGTTCAGGAAAGCGCACAGCGCCTTGGTCAGTGCTGGCATTCCAAAGAGCAAGATTTCAGTTTATGTATTGATCGGATATCAAGATACGCTACAGGACGCACTCTACCGCCTGTCGGAGATATGGGCACTGAAATCATGGCCTAATCCGATGCGCTACCAGCCATTAAACGCACGAAAGAAGAATGAGTATGTAAGTCCAAATTGGACAGAGGGGGAATTGAAGCGTTATGTTAAGTACTGGTCTAATCTCCGCTGGCTATCTGGAGTGCCATTTGGTGAGTATAGATTATCACAACGAAGCTCAGGCCAATATTGTAATCCCGCCACCGCCTGAATAGAATCTATACAGCACGCAATGAGGCCCGGCGCTGTGAGGCGTTGGGCCTTTTTGCGAAAGGGCTTCACCAAGTCTTCACCAAGTCTTCACCAAGTCTTCACTTTTCTTTTATAATAACGTGGTATAATATTAGTAGATTAAGAAACAAGGCACACTAACAACCGAAACTCCCAAAGGTGCGAACGAAAACAGGAGTAGGTCGCAGAGACCGAAAAGTAACTGGAGAGCCAGAGGGGGAGACGGAAGATAGCCCAAGCGCCGGAGGAGGCGGGTGGGCAGGGTCGGTGGGAAATTGGCCCGGTTATGAAGAGCGCAATCGCGAAACCCTGAAAGGAGCAATAAAATGTTCAAAGGCACAGTGGTTATTAAGGAAAACGCGAGGGGCTGCATGGGAGCAGGGTTGACAAGGTTCACGGCCACCTGGCCCAGCGGCAAGGAATTTGTGAAGTACGTTGACGCGGGCGACGCAGTCAACGAGCGTATCCGGCAGGAACGGTTCGCAGAGAAACGCGGATACGAAGTCGAGTGGGATGAGGAAGGCACAATCATCGGATACTAAATCCCCCAGGGGGCGCGACCTGGACAAAACGCGCAGGGTCGCTGGCAATTGGGGCTGGCTATGAAGAGAGCATCTACTCGAAACCCTAAAGGAGAGAGCAATGTTAAGGCAACTGACACACGAGGAAATCGAGGGAATAGCAGAATTTGGCGCAGTGATTTCCAGGTATTGCCGAAATGCCTGGACGGGCGAGCAGACCAGGGTCTCGGTAGGATGTGAAAGGCTCGGACATCCCTGGCACAAGGCAGGCAAGCAGGTACTCGACTTTCTGCTATTGATCGAGTGGGAACACGTAGCAGACCTCGATCAGATACGGTTAGGAATTCCAGGCCAGCATGCCTGGAGAAAAGCAGATTGGGAGCGGGCAATCTGCTTCCGTATAGAGCACGGGCGAGAGGCCCGGTTCACCAGTTAGCGCGTCTGGCGAAAACGCGCAGGCAGCGGGCATCGGCCCCTGCTGGCCCCTAGCGGGTTGCAGAAACGAAGGTTCAACTCCTTCGAGGGGGCCAGGAGTGGCCGACGGTAAACTAATCAGCCAGCGCGGCCCCGTGCGACCGCGCTGGCGCAGAAATAGAGGAGGAGACGATGTGGGGGAAAATCAATATCATCGACCGCGAACACACAGGGGAATACTTTCAAACCGAGCAGGGCGAGTTAGGCGAGGCCGTCTACCAGCACGGCTGGGGCGGCGTTGACTTACTATTTGAAACTGGTGACGTGGCAACGTGCGCCCTGGGCGACCTGGTACGAGTAGGGATGCCAACCAACGCGGCGCGCTTTGAGCGGTTCGAATTCAACGAGGCCGGACAGGTTAAAACTGAGTAGGTACTATCCCGCCGCCTGGGTCGCAGGTGGCGGCAAGCAAACAAAAGGAGAGTGAAATGCCTGAGGAAATCACGGTCAAAAACTATCGCAGGAGCCGCAAGTTTGGTTGGGGTTGGAGCACAACCCCAATCGGAGAGGATGCCTATAGTATTGAGCGTCCAAGTATCCCGGATTATGAGGGAACGCTGAACCAACTGGATGAGGCTATCAGCAATGACAAAGCCTTCCAAGGCATGGGAGGTGCATTTTTCAATACAGCCTGGTTCTACGACAGGCGGCGCATCACCCACACCTGGCAATTTGGCATCACGGGCGGATTAGAAGATCACCCCTTGAAAACTGGCTATCTCTGGGTTAGAGGATTTAACCCAGATGCAGGCCAAGGTGACATCAAAATCAAGGTTGAGTAGCCCACCCCCGTCCCGCGCTATCGACGCGCGGCAGCCTCCCCGACGGCAGCCCGCTCGGTGACCAGCACTGAGTACGCAAGAGCGACCGGGGAGGCTGGGG